AAGCTTGTTTTCTAGCAGCTTCTGCTGCCTTTTCAAAAGGAGTTGCAAATCTACTGAATCCTGGAATTGTTTTGCTTATATCGGATAGGGCACCAAAAGTTTTTACTCCAAAATTATTAGCAATGTTTTGACTAGATTTTTCTAATTTTTCTGTTTCTTTTAATAATTGTTGAGCGTTTTTAATTTGATCCTTAATAGATACATTAATTTCTCTATTTAATTCTTTATCCTCAGTGTAAATTTTATTTTGAAGAGAAGATAAAGCTACAATATTTTCGTTTAGTGTTTTTCTTTGTTTAGCTAAATCCGCTATACTTTTTAGAGTTCCTAATTCTTTTCTATCGATAGCATAAGTTTGATCAGCAATTTTTACTATCTCTCTTCCTACAGAGCGAAGTTTATTTTTTTCAATAACTTGAAATTGAACATATTTAGTTTGATCTCTTAAAACGTTAGCTAAATCTCTAGCATCATCTAAGATACCTTCCCCAATTCCTTGACGTTGTTGTAAAAGTTTAATTAAACTCTGTTCAAGAGATAAATTATCTTGATTAGTATTGTCTGCCATAATAACTCAGTATATAATATAAATATTGAATAAATAAAAAATGCCTGCTACTTAGCAGGCACTTTAGCATTGTATGTGTTAGCTTGAGGTATATTAGGTCTAGCTATTTCAGCAACATTTTTATTGGTTAGCTGATTGTTTTGGGCATCTATTTGTTCTTGCTCTTTATCATAGTGTTCTTTTAATTTATTAAAAGTAAATGTTCGGAGCCAAATAGGCATTTCATAAACTGTATTCCAATCATATCCTCCTTTACCATGAAATACTATTTCATGTATTTGAGAAAATAAATTTATTCTATAAGTTGGCGTCAGGCCAAAAAAAGTTAAGACTGATTGGTACAGCGATGTCCTCCCCTTCATCACCTTTAATAGTTAAATCAATATCTGGGGATATTCTTTTTATTTCTTGACGTAAAGCTCTTGAATCTCTTGCTAGTAATTCATTATCAACAAATTCTCTTACTGTTTTTCTATCTTTATCTCCATTAATTGAAGTAAGTATGTATTTTAAACGCGTAGAAATTTCAGGTGCGCCACCGTTAGGGAATAACTTTTTTAATCCTTTTAATTCCTGATCTATCGCTGCTTCGTCGCCATGTGTTAGGATTTTATATCCAACTTCTAGTTTAGATGCGGGTAATGTGTAGTAAAATTCATTACCATTAGTATAATCTACATCTTCAGGTAATTCTTTATCTGTTAAAGTAGTTAAATCTACTTTATAAGTTTTTCCTCCTGATTCAAATTCATAATCTTGACCATATCCTAAAACACGAGATGCAATTAGGATAGCATTTTTATCTCCAATTATCATATCTTTTAAATCTACTTTAGATACAATAAGTGAATCTAGTAGTTTATCTAATACTGTACCTTGTTGAATGTAATTTGAGTTAGTTAAGATATCTTCTTCTCTAGCTCCCATATATTTCATTTCAATAGTACCACTTGAAAGGGGATTATCTTTTGAATAAAGTAAACCTTTTGAAGGTAAATCTACAATTTCTGTAGGGAATTTTGGTTTTGTAACTTGATTTTCCATAAATTATTTTAATGTTTGTGTATATAAATATAGCGAAAATAAAAAAAACCCACCATTTGGTGGGTTAATTTTAAAATATATTTTGTATGACTTAAAAGTTTAAGATACAATAATCCATTGCTAATGTACAGGTAATTTCTGTTGCTGATTCACCTTGTGACCAGTCGTAATCACCAAAAGTAGCTGTTTTAATAAATGCACCTTTTATAATCCATTCACCAACTACGTCACCTACAGGACCTAGAACATTCATTGTAATATCTTTTTTATAGAAATCTGAATATCCATCTCTACCTGTTACAGATTCGTGAGATAAACGCATCCATTCCATTACTGCTTGTGATCCTGCTGGAGCAATTGGATCATATAATGACAACGTAATGTCATTCCATTTTACTTTACCTTTAATTTTACGGTAAACGTTAATGTGATCAAGTGTGATTTCACCAGCATCAAATCCAGGAGCTGAAGCTTTCTTAATCATATAAGCTGGGATTCCTTCTATATACATTATAAACCTATTTGATACTTTAGGTTCGAATGCTGTGAACATTATTTCGTTAGGGTTTAATACTGCCATGTCGTGTTATTTTATTATAAATATTAAATAAATTGATTCTTATTCGAAAGTTGCACCTGTTGGTGTAACATTGAAATCTAGTATAACAAACTCGGCAGTTCTTGTAGGTTGGATAAAAATCTGTCCTAGCAATTGATTTCTATCGATTACATCTGCAGTATTGTTACTTTCGTCCATTACTACTTTGTAAGCATATAAACCTTGTCTTTGTTGAATTGATTCAAGATATGGATTTACTTGTCTTAAGAATCTGTTTCTTGTAGCTATTGTATTTTGTTCAAATACTAAGTTATTAGCAACTTGACCAATATAGGATTTTAATTCAATTAACAATCTTCTAACATTGATTCTATCTAAAGCAGATGCTTTTTTCTGTAATGTTTTCTGACCGTAAGCAACAACACCTTGTCCAGGGAATGTAGCAATTGAGTTAATTTTTCCAGCATATAATGTATCTCTATCTGTTGGAGCTAATTTTCTTTCAGCTTGAATTACACTTAAACTACCTCTTGTAAATCCTGCAGGTGCAAACCATGGAGCAGAAATTCTGTCATTGTAAGCAAACACACTTGGAATAATTGTTGAAGGTGGAACCCATGTTAATTTTCCTGTATTAGGAGCACTAATTTGAACCCATGGGTAGTATGAGGCCGCATAACTACTATCTACTGATGTTGCATTATTTATTACAGTAGCAATATTGTCTCCTAAAGATGACATATCAACTATGGCAATACAATCACCTCTATTAGAAGCTAAATTAGTTAATGATGTAATCACACTGTTTCCTGTAGTAGCACGTATTCCTGGGGTTGTGATAATGTTAAATTTAAATTCATCACTATTATTTAATAAAGAGATTGAAGATGTATAATCACTGTTAGATAAACCATATACACCACAATTTGTTCCTGAGGCACCACCAAATGAACCACTTTGATTAGTTGGTAAAGATGAAGTATAAGATGATTTTGGAGTTCCGTTATTATCAAAATAATTTGGAGTAGTGTATGTAACAGATTTTACTCTTACATATCTAGACTTATTAGTATAATCTCCTATAGTTTGAGTATATCCACTATCTGTAGTTGTAGATTGATTACCAATTACAGCTTCAATATAATTTGATTGGTTAGGATCTAGTGATAAACCTGTCCATTGTTCTAATACTATTTTAGAGTTAATATTATCATCACCTCTTCTAATTAATAGATCAAATGTACCACTTCCACTATTAGAATTTACAATTTCAAATCTAACATCATCTGTAGAACCTGAAGGTAAAGTGTTATTAGTTCCTTCTGTACTAAAGCTATTATTAATATCTCCTTGAGATAGAGTTTCTAAAGTAAATACAGTACTAGGAGTACCGTTTGTACCTCCTGTAAATGCAACACTTACTGGTGTTCCAACACCAAAGCTACTTGTAAGAGAGTAATCGTTATATACGGTACCAGTAAAATCAGATTTAATAGTAAGTACGTTTGTAGCTAATGAAGCTGTAAAACGGTTTGCTACATTACTTGTTCCAGTATTAATAGCATTTAATACATATCCTGCCCAACTCGCTGTTGTAGTTAAAGCATTTACACCATCATTTGTTCCATTACCTACTCCAACATATAAAGTATCTCCTTGATCTATAAATGAACCTGTAACAAGATATGGGTAGTTAAAAATTGTGTAACTTATATTACCTAAAGCTGTTGTAGCATTTATTTTAATTTGATTCCAAGATGCTGTACTAGAATTTAAAATAGTAAAAGAGGCAGAAGCAAAGGTTCCAGCTACTGATGCTATATTATTATTGGCTAC